ATAACATAATAGCATTGCACTATACAACCTATTTATGCGGACAATCTTTAACTGCTACTATTTCTCCGGTAATAAATACACTATAACACAGAGGTTTTATTATGGCTCTAAATCCTACAGACGCACCGGTATATGACAATAGAGGCGGATACGTACCCGGTCAAGTTGAATCTACCAATGGTGGATACAACCCTTATGCTACACAGCCTTATACTGGCGCTTATGCTCCTAGTTTTGCTGGCGGATATAACGGCGAACAAGTATTAAGTACTGGCGGGGGCTACAATCCCAGCAACCCAAGCGCATATTTGACCGGCACAGACTCAATTGGTGGTAAGGCTGCCATAACCGAAAATTATAATCAAGGTGCTGACTTCCGTGGTGGCTTTTATGGCGATCAAGTTGAATGGAGCGGAGGTGGATCAGATCCGTCGATATCATACGAATCAGAGGATGCTAGACGTAGTTTATTGCCAGACAATGCCGCTGTGGCAGCTACAAAAAGTGATCCTTCGATTGCTATACAAGATGCCGGATCCGGAGCAGGCGCATCAGATGATGATTGGCGAGTGCGTATAAGTTTAGCAGACAAATCAACTATATTTTACAAAGCCTCGGGTGCTAACCCTAACAATCTCATGGCACCACTAGTAGAAACAAACGGAGTTATATTCCCGTATACACCGAGTATACAGGTATCACATGTGGCTAACTACAATCCCACTACTCCGGTACACAGTAACTATTCGCAACAATTTTATACCAACAGTGAAGTAAGTGATATTACTATTGGTGGTGAATTTACAGTACAGGGCATTGATGAAGGAAAATACTTATTAGCCGCTATCTACTTTTTTAGATCAGCTACTAAAATGTTCTTTGGTCAGGGAGCAAATGCAGGTAATCCGCCACCGATCGTATTTTTAGATGGCTACGGTAGTCATTATTTCCCTCATGTGCCGTGTGTAATAACTAACTTTACACATACTATGCCAAACGAAGTTGATTATATACAAATTCCTGTAACAACCACTACATTAACGGAATCAACTGTTACTCCTTCAACTCCTATGAGTGTCGTAAATACGCTAGATAATCAGGGTATGGAATTTGCGCCGCAGTGGGGCAGTAAAAAAGCAACTGCTGATACAACAATGTCCTCATATAAATCAGTAACAACATCTACTAGAGTACCAGCAGTGAGTACAATATCAATTACACTAAAACCAGTATACAGTCGCAAAAATCTACATGATAATTTCAATCTTGACGCATTTGCCGCAGGCAGATTAATACAAACTGCTACTACAGGAGGATTCCTATAATGTCAGCAGTTAAATATAGTCAAACAAGTCCATATAGTAAAACAGAAACATACGGATTCTTTTTAGATGTCACAACATTTAGAGATATACCAGCATTGGCCGCTGACGTAGTCTATAGAATTGCTGCAACATATAAACATCGTCCGGACTTGCTAGCCTACGACTTATACGGCGACAGTGCGTTATGGTGGGTATTTGCCATGCGCAATCCTAACACCATACAAGACCCAGTGTTTGATTTTTTACCGGGCACAACAATATTCATTCCAAAAAAAGAAACTATCGTCGCGGCATTGGGGTTATAGTAGATGGCTACCGCAGCACAATTACAATCTAAAATAACATCAGCTCAACAAACTCTTGCATCTAATCAGCAAGAGTTAGCTAGTCTACGTCAACGGTATGATCAAAAAATAATAAATGCAAATAGTCCCGGCAATCGTAGTATGAGGGAGAATTTGTTACAAGACGCTGCAGATCTGCAGGTAGATATAGATAACGCTGTTGATATTATTAGACGACAAGAATTAGCAATAGCAGATTTAAATGCTCAATTACAAGAAGCGCCGGCTATAACATCAGACACCGCTGCAAATAAAATTGCTAACGATCCTCCTGTTGCTAACCCGCCGGTAGCATTACAAGACACTGCTGCGCCGCCAGCACCGCCTGCTGAAAATAATACACTGTCGGCCAGCGAGCAAAAAAATCTAAGTGTAAGTACAGCAGGCGCCGGAGCGGCAATAAACAATTACGACATTGGTCCTAATTTTTCAACAAAATCAGAGGCCACGAGTGGCGAAACAACAAAGGCAACCACAGCAAACAATGAAAAGAAGAAACCGATACCTAATCCGTTGCTAGCATATCCGTCGTATACCTATGGATTGAGTTTAGCACTATTAACAGTTGATGAATATAATAAAATAGTAAGTGACGTTAAAAATTATCAATCAAATCGTGTTATCATAGCCAGCGCCGGGCGATGGAATAGTGACGAAGGTGTGTCAATGTTTAAGCGTGCGCCATTCTTTGCCGAAGATTTTTACTTTGAAGATCTTAACATGACCACAGTCATTGGCCTTAATGATCGTTCACGTTCGACTAATGCAATAAATCTTACATTTAATATTATAGAACCATACGGAGTTACACTATTAAATCGAATTCTTGACCTTAGTGCCGATATCGGCTCGGTAAATTACATAGCACAACCGTATCTATTACAAATTGATTTCTTTGGCATAAATGATGCTGGAGAGATTGTGGGCATTATACCTGACCAAACAAAACGTATACCTATTCGTCTTTTAAAAATGGATATAAAAGCCACACCAAAAGGTGCTGAATATCATATGGAAGCATGTCCGTATAATCATTCAGCTTATGATTTATCAACAGTTAGTACACCGGCAAACTTTGAAATAACAGCAGGTACACTTGAGGGTTTTTTACAAAGTACAGCTGAGGAAACGGCTTTTGCTAAAGCAAAGACTCAACGAGAAGGATTAATTGGCCAGCAGGGTCAATTCCAACAGGATGCCAACGGACTTCTAACAGTCAGAGGCGGAACAAACGAAGTTGTTCCGTTAACTGCTATAGGAAAGGCAAATGCAGAATCTACTAATTCTCTTAAAGGCAAAGACGCATTCTATAAAGTAAAATCATATGGCGGTGCTATCACTGCTTATTATGCTGATGTAGCCGCTAGAGAAAAAACAGCAATTGCCGACAAGTATTATTTTAAAGTTCATCCAGATATTACTAAAGAGGACGGGGGCCAATTTAATCTTAATATAGAAACATTGAGTACAGCACAAACTCCAATGGCTAGCCAAGAAAACGGAATGTCTATTAGGGGCACTCCCGGAAGTTTAGATCATGGCATGCGAGTATTTGCAATCAATACAGGTACTAGTATAGATCAAGTTATTGCTTTTGCGATGCGACATACCAAATATTTACAGGGACAGATAAAACCAGTTTCGCACTTCAATGGCAACGACGAAGCATATAAAAAATATCTTGACGAGCAAGCTAAGGTACCATTAAAGTGGTATAAGGTAGTACCAACTGTAAAGTTACTTGATTACAATGTGTCACAAGAAACGTGGGCTCGTGAAATCACTTATCATATATTGCCATACACTGTATACAATACAAAAACAAGAGAAGGTCCGCAAGGAACGTGGACTGAACCATGTAAAATACATAATTATTGGTACACAGGAAAAAATAACGATGTGCTTGATTTTAATATTGAGTTTAATGCTCTGTACTATACTGCTGTCACCGCATATAGAGAAAATTTATCTAAGACACAAAATCTATTGTTAGATAAAACTACAAACGCAAAAATTACTGAGCAGTCGAGAGAAGCCAATGCGCTAATGCTTCTCGGCAAGAAAACAGTTGTACAAAACTCACAGCAACAATCAACCGGCGGCGCAGTGACAGTAGAAGCAATTGCTCTAGCTGATATAGAAGCATCGTTGTATACAACAGCTGGTGGCGATATGCTGCAGGCAAAAATAAAGATAATTGGCGATCCGCAGTATATTAAACAAGATGATGTATTTTATCCACCAGAAATGACTGTATTGTCGGATCAAGTTGATGGAACAGGCATAGAACCTCGATTAATTGCTAACGGTAGTCTGCGTATGGACCAAGGTGAGCTTTATATACAGATCACAGTCAAAAGTCCGAGCGATATAGACGAATCTACTGGATTGATGAAGTTTGATTCTAAATACTCAACAAGTTTATTTTCTGGAATGTATCGTGTCCTAACTGTTGAAAGCACATTTTCTGGTGGAAAATTTGAACAAACATTGGATGTAGTACGCTTACCACGACAAACATCATTAGAACCAACATATCCGTTAAAAACGGCTAATACAGAACGTGAAGCCAATGCTGCTCCGTTATCGGTTAATGTAGATGCCGTGGCTAATGCCGAAAACACAGCTAAAACATTTAGTGATGATAAAGCCCCGGGCAGTGCCCCAGTCGATGATACTACACTACCATTGCAAACAGCTGAAGAACGAGCATTGGCTAAAGTTGACGCAACCGCTCCAGAAACAGCAATTACTACACAAACAGAACCAGTATCAACACCGAGCCCAGTTCCACCAAGTGCAGAGAAATTAGCATTAAAAGCTACATCGGATCAAGCCAGAGCCGCAAGAGATCAAGCACAATCTGCAGCAAATACTGCGTTAGATGCAGTTATGCAAATTGAATCTAGAATTGAGACTATACGTGCTAACCTTGATAGATACCCTGACAGAGTAGCACGAGGAGTATTAACACAAGCCGAGGCTGCCTCATTAATTGATAATAATCAACAAAACTTGGCTCTAGCACAGAATCAGTTAGCAACTGCACAAGCTAAGTATGCACCCTTGGATGCAGCCAATAAAGCCGCACAAACTGCATACGTTAACGCATTAGATTCATATACAAGAGCGGCTTAATCAAAAATAAGGAAAGTAATAAATGGCAATAGATCACAGAGTTGGTAGTAAGGTAGTCAAACATTTTCGTAGAGAAGATGCCGCTGCTACTAGAGTTGACCCACATCCATATATAGGTATTGTTAAAAACAATTTAGATCCTACACGAGCAGGTAGACTACAAGTTTATATTCCGGATCTAGGTGGTAATCCCGATGAGCCAAAAAACTGGCGTACAGTCAGCTATGCTAGCCCGTTTATGGGAACCACCGATATTGCATCAAAATACGCAAACAAACCCAATAGTGATAATAAGTTTAGAAATGTACCGCACACCTATGGTATGTGGATGGTACCACCGGATATCGGAGTCGAAGTAATTGTAATATTCATTGCAGGTGACCCGTTACGTGGATATTTTATTGCCTGTGTTAACTCACATGTTAGTCGACACATGATGCCAGGATTAGCCAGCAGTAATAAGATTGACCCAAGCGGATCTAGCGACTCTACTAAAAAATCATATCAACCAGGTATTACAGCACCAGTTGTAGAATATAACGAAATTGATCCTATTACAAAAGCAAACCCAAATTTTATTGATAACCCTAAACCAATACATGAAGAACAGTATTCTATATTAAAAGCGCAGGGGTTAGATAGAGATACAGCTCGTGGTACTATTACAAGTAGTAGTCAACGCGAAAGTCCGAGCAATGTATTCGGTATTAGTACTCCGGGGAGACCTTATGATGGTGATCCTGCCGATAACGTTGAACTATATAATGCTAAAGTACTAGCTGGTACATTAACCGAAGACGATTATCGTTATACAACTCGTAAGGGTGGCCATACGTTTGTTATGGATGACGGTAATGCTATTGCTGAAAATCAATTAATAAGATTACGCACTGCTAGTGGTCATCAAATTATGATGAATGATACAAATAATACTTTGTACATTTCACACAAGACTGGAAAAAGTTGGGTTGAGTTGTCAAGTGATGGTCAAATACATATATATTCACAATCAGGATTTAATGTTAGAAGCGAAGGATCTATTAATTTACATTCGGATACTAACATAAATCTCAATGCCGCTAATAATATCAATTTAAATGCTGGCAACAAATTTCAAATTGATTGTGCTAGTTTTAATCTGCTATCCAATGGTGTAGTTACTGTAGGTGCTGGCGGCGCAATTGGCTTACAAAGTAGTACTGAAGTTAATGTCGATACTGGTAGTATATCAATGAACTCAACCGGCGACATAGCACATACAGGTGCGCTAATTAAACAGAATAGCGGTGGCGCAAAAACAGTTAAAAAACCTAACCCAATACCATCACATACTTTTTCCGATGTGGCACTTAACAACAATGGAGTTTATGTACCTTCAGGAAAATTAACATCAATTGTTGCTGTCGCTCCAACACACGAACCATTCAATCGCGGTGAAAAAGTCACAGAGGTACCGACGCTATCAACTCCGGTGGGCAGTCCTAATTTTAAACCAGCATATAAAGATTTAACAGGAGTATCGGGTCAGTTAACTGAAAAAAATATTAGAGATCAACTTATTAATGCTGACGGTGTTGGTGTAATTGGACCATTGAGTAAAGATGAAGTAATTGCTTTATTGGCGCAAATTGCAAAAAGTGAAAGCAGTGCCGCTACACCAATGAATGTAGACTGTAAAGTTCCGCGTTCTTACTCACCGAGGCTGCAAAATGGTAAGGCAGGATACGAGGCAATTAATCAATGCGGATTTTTAGGAAAATATCAGATGGGTTTTCAGGCATTGCAACAAGCCGGCTTCGTTGCTAGTCATTGCCAAGGCACTGCAACATTGGGCAATGATGCCATGTGGTTAAACGGATTAAGTCGTGATAAGTTTCTTAATACGCCCGCACTACAAGAGCAGGCAATCTATAACTTTACTAAAGCTAATTATAATACATTAGTTGCTAAAAAAACAATCACAACAGAAACTTCAAAAGAAGAAATCGGTGGATTACTAATGACAGCTCATATGTTAGGCGCAGGCGGAGCAAATACATTTGCACGTACCGGTGTTGGTGCTGATATTAATAATGGAACTTCAGGAGCAAGTTATTATCAGAAAGGAAAATATGCTATTGCTGTAATGGCGCCAAAAGTTGCGACACTCAGGGCAGGATAAATATTATTATGGCTATTTTATATAAAGGTTTCTCAACAGTAGGCAGAAACAAAAAGTTTCGTCTAACTGACTTTGAGTTAATTAAGCAAGATTTACTAAATCACTTTCAGATCCGTAAAGGTGAGAAATTGATGAATCCAAATTTTGGCACTATTATATGGAACGTCTTATATGATCCATTTACTCCCGAGCTTAAGAGTGCAATTATAGCCGATATTAAAGCAATTGCTGCGTATGATCCACGTGTATCGATTGATAATGTTATCGTTACTGAGTATGAAACTGGCATTCAAATCGAAATTGAACTGCGTTACCTACAGACAAACCAAACAAATCTAATGAATCTTAGATTCAATAATCAGAACCGCACACTCACCACATATTAATAAACTACGTACTTTTTTCCTTAAATAAATACATTATAACAGGGAATTAGTATGGCTATCACTACAAGACAATCAGGTTTATTAGTTGCGGAAGATTGGACACGAGTATATCAAACCTTCCGTAATGCGGATTTTCAAAGCTACGACTACGAAACACTTCGTAAGTCGATGATTGATTATTTACGCTTATATTACCCGGAGGACTTTAATGACTTTATCGAATCAAGTGAGTTCATTGCGCTTATCGATTTAATTGCCTTCTTAGGTCAAAGTCTTGCTTTCCGAAGCGACTTAAACGCACGTGAAAACTTTATTGACACAGCACAACGTCGTGACAGTATTCTTAAACTAGCTAAGTTAATTTCATACAATCCTAAACGTAATATTCCTGCTAGCGGATTTTTAAAAGTTGATAGTGTAAGTACTACTGAAAATATATATGATAGTAACGGCATTAATTTAGCTGGCTTAGTGATCTCCTGGGCAGATTCAGCAAACGATAATTGGTACGAGCAGTTCACAGCAGTGATCAACGCAGGACTATTATCATCTCAATCTATCGGTAAACCTAGTAACTCACAATTAATTAATGGCATAACCAACGACGAATATCAAATAAATTTAGTACCGAATATTATTGCAACATATAGTTTCACAAGTAAAATTGAAGGTACCACGACTAATTTTGAAATGATTAGTCCGACAAGTGCTGGTAAAACTTTTATATATGAAAGTGCTCCTCGTCAAAATCAACCATTTAATCTACTTTATCGTAATGATAATTTAGGCAATACTAGTACAAATACTGGATTCTTTACCTATTTCAAACAAGGTGAATTAAAGTCACTTGATTTTACATTCCAAGAAAGTACACCAAATCGTGTGTACAGTATTAACGTAGATAATATTAATAATACTGATATATGGTTATACAGTTTAGATGCGCAGGGCTTACCAAATGCTTTGTGGACTCAGGTCCCGGCAGTGGGTAATACTAATGTTATCTACAATAAAAGTTCTAGCAAATCCATCTTTCAAGTTAACACTCGAGCCAGTGACCAAATTGATTTAGTATTCGGTGACGGCGCATTTGCTAACATACCGCAGGGTAATTATAGATTGTATTATCGTGTAAGTAACGGTACTGATTATAAAATTACCCCAGATGAAATGCAAGGTATAGTCGTACCGATTAACTATATTAGTCGAACCGGCCGTATCGAAACACTTACTATTCGTTCAAGTTTGCGCTACACAGTGGCTAATGCTAGTTCACGCGAGTCACTTGAAGAAATTAGACAAAAAGCACCACAACAATACTACACACAAGATCGTATGGTAACAGGCGAAGATTACAACATCTTACCTTACACATTGTTTAGTAACATACTTAAAGTTAAAGCAGTTAATCGTACCAGTTCTGGTATTAGTCGTTACTTAGATGTTATTGATACAACTGGAAAATATTCAAGTACCAACATCTTTGCAGAAGATGGCGTACTATATCGCGATCCATTTGTTAGTTCAACATCTTTTGATTATAATACAAAGAACGATATTTACAAAGCAATTTACAATAAAGTAAAACCAGTCGTTTCTAATCCAGAAACACTACATTACTTCTATGGAGAATACCCACCTATTACATTAAGTAACACTTACTGGCATGATTCAACGACAATAGCAAATGGTGGTACAGGATATCTAGTAGACGCTACTAATATAATACTATCAGTTGGCGATACAGTTTCAAATAATAACAGATATATTACACAAGGGTCGGTCATTAAATTTAGCGCAGGTGTAGGAAATTATTTTGATACACAAAACAATATCCAGCCCGGCGTTCCAGTTCGCCCGGGAGAAAAATATTATATTTACGCGGCTGTTCAACAAGTTGTTGGTGACGGCACAAATGGCGGCGTTGGGAATTTATCTACTGGACTCGGACCAATTACGTTAAGTGAAAGAGTACCAGATGGTGCTGTAGCAATTGTAGTGTATGCGGTATTCGACACTGAATTTTCAACTACCCTAACAGATACTATAGTAAGTTATGTACAAGCATACGAAGATTTTGGTCTACGGTATGATAGCGGTACTACCTCATGGAAATTAATATTACCTGGTGATTTAGCTATTGGTGAATTTAGTCTCGCCAATACCGGAGACACTAGCAGTACAGGATTAGATACCAGTTGGTTAATACGCTTTCGAGCAATCGGACAAACTTACACTGTTTATTATAGAGGTTTGAATTATGTATTTGAAAGTGTAAATGAAACTAACTTCTATTTTGATAATGCAGTTAAGGTCTTTGACCCGTCAACTGGAGTTACAATACATGATCATATCAAAATATTAAAAGTAAACTCGAATTCAGATGATTCAAATCCACTAGCATTAGATTATACATGGTACATTTATAAAAATATTGTTGAAGTTGATGGTTATGAAAATCCTAATAAAATTTTAATTACATTTGCTGATTTAGATAATGATGGTATTTTTGACAATCCGGATTTGTTTGACATAATTGTTAACCCTAATGTTGATGTTAACAACAAATATGTATATTTCCAATCAATTACTGGATATAATAATTTTGCTACACAAACTTTAGTCAGCAATGCTTTAGTAGAATCATCATATAGTACATTAATTGCTGCCGAGGCTGCCGCAACATTATATCAGAATGGGCAATTATTCTATATTGTGCCTGAAAATAAATTTTATCAATTATCTATCAATGGTGCCGCCTACACATTGCTTGAAGTTTCGGGGTATACTGCTAAAAAAGGTAGACAGGATATATATTTTCAATATAGACACAATAGTCCAAATTATCGACGAATTGACCCGAGCCCAAGTAATATCATTGATTTATATCTGTTAACAAAACAATATTCGGATGATTATACTGCGTGGATACAAGATACTACTAATACTGTAGTTGAACCAACAGCTCCGAGTTCTAATGCGCTTTCTACAGAGTTTGGTATATTAGAGAAATATAAAAATTTAACAGATACAATTATTTACAATCCTGCTATATTTAAACCAATATTTGGAGCTTTGGCACCAGATTCGCTACAGGCAACATTTAAGGTTGTAAAAAATTCTAGTATCATTGTTAGTGATAATGATATTAAAACTAAAGTAATTGAAGCAATTAATAATTATTTTGATGTAGCAAATTGGGACTTTGGTGAAACATTTTACTTTAGTGAACTGAGCGCATATTTACATAGTGTACTTGCTCCGAATATTGCAAGTATTACTATTGTTCCGTCTAGCGCAACTAGTGTATTTGGTAGCTTGTTACAAATTAATGCAAACTATAACGAAATTATTGTAAGTGCTGCTACAGTAGATAATGTACAGATTATTAGTGCTATTACCGCGGCGCAAATCAACCAAACTGTATTGGCTTAAATACTATATAACACTTGAGATTATAACGACATGGCGATAAAAAAGACTTCAAATTTACTTCCTAGCATATTCCAAACCGACGTTAACAATAAGTTCTTGTCGGCCACAATGGATCAGTTAGTAACTGAACCAAATTTAAGAAATATATATGGCTATATCGGAAGAACATTTGCGCCGACCTACAAAAGTAATGATAGTTATATAATCGAAAGTTCGGCCGAACGACAAAAATATCAACTTGAGCCGAGCATAGTGGTTCGCAATGAACAAAACGAAGTTACATTTTTTGCTAGTTATGTTGATTTATTAAATAAACTCGAATATTATAGCGGGCTAACGCCAAATCACGCTAAGTTATTTGAAGCCGAATATTATAGCTTTGATCCGCACATATCACTTGACCATTTTGTTAACTTTACACAGTACTATTGGCTTGCTGATGGTTTAGATCCTGTTGATGTTAATACAAGTGGGGTCGATTTAGAAAAAACATTTACTGTTACTCGTGATACAACTACAGCTCGTTACGATTTTTCTACCGGCGGCCAGATAAAGAATACAATTACACTTGCTCGCGGCGGCCAATACACATTTGAAGTTAACCAACTTGGTTCTGGCTTCTGGATACAAACAGAACTTGGTGTCGATGGTCTAGTAAATGCGACACCAACAGTTAGTACACGAGACGTGCTTGGCGTTATTAATAATGGTGCTGAAACCGGCACCATTACATTTAATGTTCCGCAGGCAAATGCGCAAGATAGATATGTGTTAATGAATGTAGTAGCTAGCGTAGAATACGCAGTTCCACTTGCTTTCGCAGATATTCACAATAGCACAGTTAGTCAATTTGTCACAGCCTTTCCGGCATACGCAGGAATCACTGGTCAACTTAATGGTGAAACTGCAATATTTGTTAATCAAAATTTATTAACAAATCGCGGTGAAGAAGCGTGGACTATGCCCGAAGTCATTGATCCAGTTACTGGACTAGTTGTTCCGGGATATGATGCCGGTACAGTGATCTCGACTACGCAACGTTACGGAGTATGGAGAGTACAGTTCAGTGATATTGGTAATATTGACGATCCGTTGATTCGTTTGGTACATGTTCAGGATGTTTTGCTTAACGAAAAAGTATACATCAGATCTGGTCTTGTTAATGCCAATAAAGAATTCTTTAAAGATTACGATGAGTTCTTCCATGTTGTTCCTGTAATTTCAAGTATACAAGATACATTATATTTCCAAGACGGTAGCAATCCAGCTATCTACGGCACAATTAAACTTATTGATATTGCCGGCTGGGAAATTGATGTCGAAAACGACATATTAGGAAAATCTAACTACACTAGTCCTAACGGAGTTATATTCACTAGTGGATTAAAAGTAAGTTTTAGCACCGATGTTACTCCAGCAACTTATCAAAATAAAGAATATTATGTTGAGGGTGTAGGGTCATCGACTGGAATACAATTAATTGATGCGTCATTGTTAGTTACTTCCGAGTTATACAATGATGAACTAGCACTAAATTATCCAGACGGATTACCGGGTAATGAATCTAATGCAGAATATATTACAATTAATCGTTGTAGCAAAGATTTAAATGCTTGGTCTCGTAATAACCGTTGGTTCCATCGAGATGTAATCAAAGCCACAGCTGATTATAACGGCGTGATTGTAACATATGATCAAACTTATCGTGCGCGACGTCCGATTATACAATTTGACGCAAATTTACAATTATTTAACTATGGTAGAATTGGTAAACAACCTATTGATATCTTAGATGTAACTACAAAAAATGCGTTAATAGATATACAAGGAAAAGTATTAACTGTTATAGGCGGAGTTACTTTAGTTGACGGCATGCGAATTATATTTGCTAATGACATCGACCCAGTAGTACGTGATAATATCTATACAATTAATTTAGTACAACTTGCTGTTGACATTAATGGATTGCCATCTGGACCTGTATATATAAATTTAAATCCTGCCACTGATGCTAACAATGAAATTTATGATACTGTGGTAGTAAAAACAGGATTGTATAAAGGAACGCAATGGTGGTATAATGGAGATACTTGGGAACAAAGCCAACAAAAAACTAGCCTACAACAAGAACCGATGTTTGATATGTATGACACTAGTGGAACAAGTTTATCTCTTTATACTAACAGTACATTTGCTGGTACAAAATTATTTGGCTATAACAGAACAAGTACAAGTACAGTAGTAGATCCTGTACTTAAATTTCCATTAAAATACAGAACATTCCTTACACAAGGCGATATTGAATTTTCTAACTATTTTGACACAGATGAATTTAGTTATATACTCAATCAAATAGCATATACTAGTCAAATTTCCATTGGATTTTTACAAAAAATTATAGATAGAAATATAGTAGTTCCAACTAATATTTGGAAGAAATCAACTGAGATACTACATCATGAACAACTTATTACATACGTATATGACGGGTTGAATAGTCCGTTTAAAATTGATGTTACTCCAGCAGCGGCGACGTCTGTTCCACATGTTAAAGTTTATAAAAATAACACATTCTTAAAAACAACACAGTGGACTCTGACAAATAATGCGTTGACGTTAGCTACTGAACCTTCTATAGGTGATAAAATTGATATATTAATTTTTAGTAATGATATAAGTGCGCTTGGTCAGTATCAAGTTCCACAAAATTTAGATTTAAATGCTCAAAATATTAACCTAACATCGTTAACATTAGGTCAACTTAGAAATCATCTGATTGAGTTGAGTCAAAATAGTACTGAGCTTGTTGGCGATGTTCTTAGCGAAAGTAATCTCAGAGATATCGAGATTACATCAAAAGGCGGCAACATACTACAACATAGTGCGCCAATATCAAATGCCGCACTGTTTTTATTAAATGACAGCACAAACTTTATCGATGCAATTCGTTATGCGCAACAAGAATACGCTAGATTTAAAAATAAATTCTTAGAATTAAGTGCTACACTATCAGGCATACAACCAACTGATCCTGTGGCCAGTGTGGATTTAATCTTAACAGAAATTAACAAGATTAAAAACAAAACATTCCCATGGTTCTACAGTGACATGGTACCATACGGTACATTAAAAAATATTGTTAACGGTACAGGTTATACAATATTCGACCCATTGGTACGTTCATATGAAATTACTTCGGTATTTGACGCCTATACTCTAGGTAATACTGCGGTACTTGTTTATTTAAATGATGTACAATTAATCTTAGATAGAGATTATACATTTGATACAGATCGTCCGGCAATAACATTTAAGAATACTGTTACTTTAGAAGTAGATGATATTGTTAAAATTGTAGAGTATGCGGATACCAATGGATCTTATGTACCAGAGACTCCGAGTAAGTTGGGCTTATATCCTAAATTTATTCCTGAGATCTTCTTAGACGATACGTATCGTACACCTATCAATGTTATACGTGGACATGACGGCAGCATAACTCCAGCATTTGATGACTACAGAGATAGTTTTGTATTAGAATTAGAAAAACGTATTTACAATAACATCACATTGCACAACATTAGTAGTTATCAAGACGTATATTCAGTTATACCAGGGAAATTCAGAACAAGTGATTATACAATAGGTGATGTTAATCAATTATTATCTAAGAATTTCTTAAATTGGATCGGTAATAACAAAATTGATTTTACAGTCAATGATACATTTGAAAGCAATGATCCATTTACGTGGAACTATAGTCGTTTTGTTGACAGAATTAACGGTGAAATATTGCCTGGTAGTTGGAGAGCATGTTATCAATATTTCTACGATACAATACGTCCACATTTGACTCCTTGGGAAATGTTAGGTTTTTCTACTATGCCATCGTGGTGGGTAGAAGAATACGGTCCTGCACCTTATACTGGCGGTAACAAACTTCTATGGGATGACCTAGAACTAGGATTAATTAAATACGGCGAACGTGCTGGTATAGATACTGTTTTTGCTCGTCCGGGATTATCAGCAGTTATTCCTGTAGACGCCAATGGACTTTTATTAAGCCCAGCAGCAATCATGACTGCGTCTTTCAATTCTACTAGAGCTGCAACAGCTTGGGCAGTGGGGCAACAAGGACCGGTCGAAGCGGCTTGGCGCATCAGTAGTAATTTCCCGTATGCTGTACAACAGGCCCTTGCTTTAGCTAAACCTGCTAGATATTTTGGTTTATTAATGGACATATCTCGATATTCAAAAAATAATACATTAAATCAATATCTGACTGATACAAACGATCACATTAAACAAACATCAATGACGTTCAACGGTGACACATCATCGGGCACTGTGGTTAGAACAGCGGGCTATATAAACTGGATCGCTGATTTCCTAGTGAATCAAGGAATTAATCCTTCTAATGTTATTACTCCATTATTAAAAAATTATGAAGTCAATCTTGCCTACAAAATGGCCGGATTTAGTGATCAAAAATATCTTCAGGTATTGGCAGAGCAAAATTCGCCAACTAGCACAAATGATAGTATCGTTATCCCAAATGAAAACTATAATGTACATTTGTATAAATCAACTCCGGTCGGTAAAATAACCTATAGCGGTGTAATTATTGAAAAAACAACAAATGGATATAGTGTACGCGGATATAATTTATCTAATCCGTATTTCACTATTATTCCAAGTGTTATAAACACAAACGCATATAAAATTACTGTATTAAACAATTCAGTGACGGTGTTTAACGATTATCAAAATTTAAAACTAACAGTACCTTATGGTTACGAATTTAATAGCCAACAACAAATAGCTGATTTTTTAATTAGTTACGAAAGACATTTAATAGCCCAAGGGTTTATCTTTAATGATACAGATGAACAACTAGGCGAAACTCGTAATTGGAAATTGTCGACTAAAGAATTCTTATTTTGGGCACAACAAGGCTGGGCACCTGGTAGTATCTTAGTATTGAGTCCAGTGGCTAATGTGATAAATGCCGTTACCGTTGGAGCAATTACAGATGCTATCACAGATAGCCAGTATGGTTCTAAAGTATTAGATCAGAATTTTGCTTTAGTTAAAAATACAAACTATAATGTATTACGCAGTCCCACTACTTTCAAATTGACATTAACTAATGATGCAGTTATTGGCTATATCGAGTTAAATTTGGTACAATACGAACACGTTTTAATATTTGATAATACAACAGTGTTTAATGATATTATTTACAAACCAGAGCTTGGTAATAGACAATTTAGATTAAAATTGATCGGACAAAAAACAACTGAATGGAACGGTAGTCTTTATGCTCCGGGCTTTGTATACAATTCTGGTCAAGTTGACGAGTGGGTAGCTGGCGTAGATTATTTAAAAGGTGCCTTAGTACAATTTAAAAATCAATATTTTGTCGCTTTACAGAATATTTCAGCAACGACTGAGTTTAGTTTTGCTTCGTGGAAACAACTTTCTGTTAGCGAAATTAAAAAAGGATTGTTACCAAACTTTGCTACTATTGCCACTAAGTCGCAAGCATACTACGATTCATATACAAACTTTAAAGATTCGGACCAAATTACATACAGTCACGGATTGATTGGATTTAGCACACGACAATATCTAACAGATATTGGCTTAAGTGATACAACACAAATTGAATTATATAAAGGATTTATCAAGCAAAAAGGCTCAGCCAATGCTGTTAATCAATTATCTAACGCACAATTTAATAATCTAAGTAGTGATATAAAATTCTACGAAGAATGGGCAATACGTATAGGTGAATATGGAGCAATAGATACAAACCCGTATGTAGAAATTGTATTAGATGAATCAGCATTTGGAATTAATCCTGTTTCTGCTACATTCGTAGCTAATACTAGCGGCAATGGCTTGAATATATTTGATAGTTCACAATTATACAAATCAAATAATTCTTACAACGGCACAATAGCATTGAATAGAGATGCTTATAGTAATTACGAGAATGATATCATAAAGGCTGGATATGTAAATATTGACGATGTTGATACTACTATATTCGATCTTGCTAATTTTACAGATTTAAATAATCAATTAGATGCTATTGGCACAGGCTATACTATCTGGTGCGCAAGAGACTTTTCACAAAACTGGAATGTTTATCGAGTAACAGAAACTAACAATCATGTGTTTTTAGTATCTAACTCGCTTGATGGATTTGTAACATTTACCACAGACAGTCCACACAGTTTATCTGTCGGAGATATATTCCTAATCCGTAGTTTTACTACAGAATTTGATGGTTTTTACCAAGTCGAAAGTGTAGTTGATCTTAATAATATATTAGTCAAGTACTCCGGTGATACAACACAATTAACCACACTCGACGGTGACGGTATATTGTTTGTTTTAGACAGTATACGATTTAACTACATGGAAACTGCCCGAGAATATGTTCCGCCAAATGGATGGAAAGTTGGTGAAAAGATTTGGATCGACGAGGATGCCGAAACAACAGCAGTACAGGGTCAACCATTTGGTACGCAACCGAGCGGTACCTGGAAAGTGTACGAAAAAACACACCCATGGGGAGTGACTCAACGTTTAGTAAAAACAAATGATGTGTATATTACATTTAGTAATGTAGCACTAGCTAATGCCACAAGTACATTAACTATCGGAGGTAATGTTGTTACTGGGATTACAACTATTACAGGCAATGCTGTTGGCATTATATCAAATGTAGATATGTTTAACCCTAATGTAGCAAACGTAGCAGCAAGTCAGACTGTTAATAACAGTAATATATTTCCAGCTAATACTACCGTATCTTCATTAACGGTTGATACTGAATATACAGCCAATGATGGATTCGGCCAAGCACTAAAAATGATTGACAATGCCGAACAAACTATTTTTGTAGGTACGACTTTATATGCCGGTACTGGTGCTGTAAGTGTATTTGATAAAAATACATCAAATGCTTACAGTAAAACGTCTACTATAACACCAGACGGTGCTAATACATTTACCTATGGTTCACATATCGACACAGCAGTTGACGGTACACAACTAAGAATGGCCGCAAACGCACCAACAAGTTCTGGTTTAGCCGGTGCTGCTAATGTTGGCTTAATCTATACCTATAATAAACTTGAAGGCGAAACTGTATGGAATAGAGGACAAGTTATTGCAGGCAATGTTAGTGCCACTAACGGACAATTTGGCCACGGCTTTGCGTTTGATGAATTAGGCCACTGGTTATATGTTGGTGCTCCTTATGAATCAACTCCTAAAGTTTATGTCTACGGTTTAAAACGATTTGTAACTGAGGAAAGTGAGACAGTTACTACATCCGGATCTGTATCATCTATCACAGTACCATTTACACCCGAAGTAACTGATGATGCTAATTCATTAGTAGTTACTAGCGAAACACGTACATACATTCCAAATATTGATTACACCTTATCCGGAACAACAATAACATTTATATCTGGAAACGTTAATGATACGCTTACAATTTCACAAGGCCCGTATTATACATTAGTCGAAACAATTAATGGACCAGCGGGCAGTGAATTTGGTTTTTGTATCGATGCAAGTTTAAACGGAGCACAGCTCGGTGTTGGCGCTCCTGCTGATGGGGTAATCGGCGCAACCGGCGATTTACTTGCACAAGCTGGGGCAGTGTATATATATGATCGTGTAATTGAAGCATTTAATAGTACAACTGATACAGTATATACCACAGTAGAAACAATTGCTCCTGTGTATAAAGTAACTGTTGATGATATTGAAATATTTAATTATACAGTAACTGGCGCAAACGAAATAACATTATCTGTACCGCTTGGTGTAGGTAAAAATGTAAAAATTGAAACTAACAAATTTACTCTATTAGAAAGAATAATCGGAATTGATAGCCTGGGCGGAAGTTTAAGTGCCATCCAGGAAGGAGCGCGATTTGGATCGGCCCTAACTATCTGTTCAAATAATTGTGCTTTCTACATCGGTGCTCCCTATTATAATTCCGGTACAGCTTACAATACTGGTGCTGTGTGGAAATTCCATAACAAGGGCACGCTATATGGTATCAACAGAGGGTTTACTAAGAATCCAACGTTTACTCCGGGCGACACAATTCGTTTAGATAACTTCCAGATTACTGTGACTGGTACAAGTTTAGATAGTTTAATCGAAGATATCAATGATGCCAATCTATTAGGTATTACCGCAGTCAATGAAAACGGATACTTAAGATTAGACAGTGATAAAACTGTAGCTAAAAATCGTTTACGTATTCTATCGGGCAGTGGTACAGTGTATGCTGACGCAGGCTTGGCTATATTTGCGTTCATGCAGATTATTGTTAATCCGTATAACAGCAATAATGAATATTTTGGTACTAAAGTTATATTGGCTCGTAATGCCTATATGCTAGTAATTAGTAGCGAACGCGGAACAACAAATACTGTTACTACCTTTGATAATGACACTACAGTAATTGATGATGATTCTACATCTTTTGTTGATAGTATCAAAGTTAGCGGTAGTGTGTACACATACGAATTATATGATGATCCTCGTGATATGGTTGAACATCCTGGACGTTATGCATTCTGTCAACAACTTGATCCAACTGATTTAAACACCGGCGACGGTTTTGGTACAGCAATCGATATAATCGGCGATTATATTATAGTAAGTGCACCAAGTGATGATACTACTATTAATGATGGTGGCAGTATTTACCTGTTTAATAATATAATAAACAAACGTGGATGGAGTTTAATTAGATATCAACAACCGACAGTAGATATAGAATCAGTTAATAGAATGTATCTATACAGTAATCTGTCAAACACTATTCTAACAACTTTAGAATTTATTGATCCTGCAAAAGGTAAAATACTTGGCCGAGCAGAACAAGAAATCGCATATAAAACCGGATATGATCCGGCGATATATAATCGCGGAACAAATAGCGCAGTTAGTTTAAATGATAATATATTCTGGAACGGTAATCAAGTTGGACAAGTATGGTGGAACTTAAGTCAACTTAGTTACATTGACTACGAACAAGATACAGTAACATATCGTAGCATTAATTGGGGGCGACTATTCCCAGGTTCAACAGTTGAGGTATTAGAGTGGGTAGAAAGTCCGTACTTACCAAGTACGTATGTTGCTCGAGGCGGAGAAGGTATTCCGAAATATGCCGACGATAGTGCTTATGCGGAATTAGTATATGTTGATCCAGTTACTAATATTATTAGTATTAAATATTATTTCTGGGTTAAAGATAAAACAACAGTTGATCCTAATAATAAAACTAGACAGCTACCTCTTGTGGCTATTCGAGATATAATCGAAAATCCTAAAAATCAAGGTATCCCCTATGCTGCAATTGTTAGTAATAATGTTATTAATCTATATAATATAGCCGATTATCTATCAGCACAAAATACTATTTTACATGTCGACTATAACACAGTTAAGAACACTAATATTATTCACAGTGAATACGAGCTAGTACAAAAAGGTAACGCAGATAGTATAATATCTCCAAAAATTGTTAATAAATTAATTGATAGTTTAGCTGGGATTGATATATTAGGGGCAGAAGTACCCGATCCTGCTCTTAGTACTGCTAGTAAATTTGGATTAGGAGTACGCCCACGGCAGACTATGTTTGTTGATAAAACAACAGCTTATGCCAGTTTAGTAGATTATGTTAATAGTATCTTAATAACTAAACCGATTGTTAGTACCTGTAATTTAAATACACTTAATACTCAGGAAGCACAACCCAATGTTAATCTAGGCGAATGTGATTTAAAAATTAATACAGATATTGAATTGGCATATCTCGATACTGATGTATTATCTGTAGGTTATACAGTGTTAGTAAATCAAGATACTACCCAAAATAATCTATGGACTGTTTATACATTATCTCCAACTAAAACTTGGTCACTAACTCGAATCCAGCAGTATAAAACTTCTTTATATTGGAATTATGTTGATTGGTACGCAGAAGGAGTAAGTCCTACTGATATACAACTTGATTATGTAGTTGATACACTTCCTGATGCTTTAAAATTACCAGTTGCTGTTGGTGATGATATACTTGTCAAGGTTGGTAGTGGCAATAGTGGTTGGACTCTTATTTCAGTAGCGGCTGATCTTGCTTATACTATCGTGGGCAGACAGAATGGAACAATACAATTAACAACATCAAACAATGATACTGTTATTCCTACTACTCCGACTATAGAAATTCGTCATATAATCAACGCTCTTAAAGATGATATTTTTATCGGTGAATTAGATGCTGAATTTAATAATCTAATTTTTGTAATGATTAATTATGCGTTAACTGAACAAAAATATGTAGATTGGTTATTTAAAACTAGTTTTATTAGTGTATCACATAAATTGCGTTCGCTATTACAATATCCAAACTATATTAAAGATAATCAAACGTATTATGAAAATTACATCACAGAAGTTAAACCATATTCAACTAAAATACGTGAATATTCTATTAACTATGATAGTAATGATGAATTTGCGGGTAGTGTAAC